ATCTTAACGATCAACTCGACAAATGTGTCGGCACCGGTAGCGGTTTCAGGAACCACGGAAATAACACGAACAGGCAATGTTGCGGTAGTAGCTTCTGATCCAGCAAGAACAGAAACGCCAGAGTTACCAGTGTTCGTGTCGCCCGCACCTTGGATAACAGACACGTTAGCACCAACAGCGGCCAAGGCAGCAGTGGACATGTCGCTAGAGCCATCAGTAACAGCTACTTTAAACACAGCATTTGGATCGTCCACGACGTAGGCAACTGCATCAGCCGCCACTGTGCCCGTGGGCCAGTATTGCGAAGGCAATGGCTGCTTAGTGGTTGGGTTGGTAAAAGCGCAACCAACGAAAACACCTACGGGCGAGCCCGCTGTGGTGCCAGTGAATTTTTCAACAACGCCGCCCGTTACGATAGAAACCAAATCACCATTAAAGATATTAGCAGCATAACCAGACGCGATCTTGATTTGGCGCGTAGCACCAGCGTATGGCATACCGTCTAAACGGTTAATAGGCTTGAAGCCGTAGGGAGCGCTAACAGTAGGGAAAGCCATTTGTTAACTCCAATTAAAATTTAAGAACCTCTTCCAAAGCTCGACGTGGACTTGCGCTCTTTAAATAAGGGCATCCTCGGGTCACTTTGGCGCATAAAGCTGTTATCCACCGACTCTGTCTGCAGGGCACTCTGGTTGGCGTAATAGTTATTACGTTGCTTGACAAGTTCTGTTGGTGTCTTACACAGCATCAGACCGCCGATCTCGATGTTTCCACCTTTTGACGAACTGCGGTCTACGAATAATTTCATCTGTGGCTGCTCTTCGAGCGTCACTGGTTCCCAACCTTCCCGCAGTTTCACGGAAACGTTACGAGGGTCATCTTTATTTAAGATAGCCACCCGGATCCAACGATAAGAGAATCCTTCCTCTACAACAGGTTCCGGCAATAACTCTGGCGGTTTCCATTGCTGGGGACGTTCGGCTTGTGCGCGATTTTGTGTGTCGCGAGGGATACGATTTTCAGCCATTTTAATTCTCCAATTCAGCCATCTTTTTAGCGTACAGCTCAAGAGGTATTCCCAACTTCTTGGCCACGTTTTGCTGCGTTTTTGTCAGGCGAATCTTCTTCGGTGCTGACGTGCGCTGGGCCGAAGCCACAACGGTTTTAGGGCGACTAGCTTGTACAGGGGTTTCCGTGTCCACTTCTATGTCTCCGAAGTATTCTGGAAAGGCTCTGCGCATTGCATTGTCGATTTTAGTATAGTATTCACCACTTTTCGTATAAGCTTCGCCAAATTCGCGCACCAACTTGTTATGCACTCCGTAGGCAAAACCTGTCATATCTTCGTTGCCGGGCTTCTCGAACCATGAGTTCTTTTCGGCCCAATCAACAACCAGATCATCCAGCTGCGGACTTTGAGGTTGCTGTACAGGTGGAGTATATACGGTATTTTGTTCTCGTTGCAAGTTATTAGGTTTGAAGTTATTTACCTGCTGTGCTTCGTATTGCGCTTTATACAACTCGTCCTGTGCAGACACCACGCTATCAGTGTCCCCAGCATCTAAAGCGGCTTTTAACTTAGCCTTCGCCGAGTTTATATTCAACTCCGCCAGAGATTTCGATTTATCAATGTAGGCGTTCTGTCCCATGCTGACATAATCTTGGAGTTTCTTATTCTCCGAGGACATTGCTTGGGCAACTTTCTCTAGCTCAGCCATCTGCCTAGTTAGGGCATCAGCTTTGCGGCGCTCGTCGTGCCGTGCATGGGTTAGTTCTTTCAACCGCTTCTGGACTTTGGCGCTGTACTCGTTGAGCTCTTCTTCTGAGGGTTCCTCAACCTCTCGGTCTAGGGGCTTACGGTTGCGGTCCTCTGGGGGCGTATCATCTACGACTTCAATTTCAGGTTTTTCTTCCTCATCAGTCTCAAGTTCAAGCTCAAATTCTGGCTTATCGGCCTCGTCGGACTTATTCTCGTCTGGAAAAGCATATCTTTGATTCATGGTTTATTCCTTATTTACGCGAAATTCCACGGGGGTCATCTACAACCGCCTCGATAGAATCATCGTTGATGAGCCTAAATTCTTTATTGTGGATAATAAGTCTAGATCCCGAATTAGGTCGAACCAGTACAAAATCACCTTTCTTGCACCAAGGACCAGAAGGGAACCTTTCTTTATCGGTGTAGCAATCAGGGCCAAGATCCACCACAAATAGCACTGTGGTTAAAACTTCCTCGTAGTGAAGTGTTTCGTCAGCTTTTAAAATGCCACCGTCAAAAGCTTTTTCTACTTCTGGAATTGCACATAAAATACGATAGCCTGATGGTTTGGGCAACTGAGTTGCTTTTTCACCTTGCTCCACGCTACCCGCCGTGCCCACGACCTGTGGGTTATCTGGGTTTATTCCGATAAGAATTTCACTCATCGTTTACTCCTGTAAAAGCACAACAATCCGTGTTGCGGTCGGCCCTTTCGGGATTAATCTTCCTGTTCCTGCTTGCTTTCGAGGTCGATAATATCTCGCTCGGCGTAGGCTAAGCCTTCGATAACTCCACACATGCGTTTGTAATCCTCAAACGTCTGGCACTGACCAGTAGCGACGGCATCTGCGACGTCGTTCATGCGCTCTCGTAGTTGTTTACGTAGAACGTCTAATGCTTCCATTACTCATTACCTCCTGTGTTTGGCCGTAACTGAGCCATACGTTGAATTTCTAACTGCTCTTTAGATTTGGCAGCGTCTATACCCATACGCATACCTTTTGCTTCTTGGTCGGCTGCAGCAGCATCAGCCTTTTGAGCGACCTTCATTACCTCTAGTTGCTTCTGGGTTTCGAGCTTGGCTCGGGCTTGCGCGGTGTCGGCACCAATACGTAAGCCTTCTTTCTCCATCTCGGCCTGTAGCTTCTCGCGCTCGTGGGCCAACTTATCAGCCTCTGTTGCGGCATCCAACTGCATCTTCTGTTGCTTGATCTGAACCTCTTGCTGCTTGATCTGTAGCTCAGCTTGCTGCATCTGGACGAGGGGGTCTTGCTGCATTTGCTCGTTCTTCTGTGCCTGAGCCTCTGCTTGGTGCTTGCCTAACAACTGGCCTGCGGCCTCGGCGGACAGACGTGACAACTCTAGTTCGATTTCTTCTGGCAGTTCTGCATCTGGTGCAGGTAGGGTGACACCCAGCTGACGTTGTATTTGCTCTCGGTATCCGAACGCGACGTGCTCTGTGATGTGGGCTTGAGCGGCTTGCATCATAACCTGAGCCTGTGGGTTCTGGCCCATGACTTCCATTAGTACTGGATCTTGCATAGCTGCCATGTGGACTCGAATATGAGCCTCGTGGTCTTGGTACATAAACGCTTTTACGGGTTTACCATTAAGTATGTTCATGTTCTCGCTAATCGGATCGGTAGGCTTCTGATCTTCATCAAGCGGCACTAACTCGTCAGCGTCTTTGATACTGAGTACTTCTAACATCTGGCGATGTAGCTTAGGCAGGTTGTAGATCTCAGGTGCCATCTGGGCCAACTGAATAACCGCTTGATACTGCACAACCCGCTGAGCCAACGTACTGGCGTTAGGGTCACTGACAGGGATAATCTCAACGTAACTGTAGTCTTCTTGCCGTGCGTGAGGTTGGCCGTCTTCTGGCTGGTAGTCGTAGCTCGTGTCGGCGTGGTCCCGAATCATCTTGGCAAGGAGCTTTAATTCCTGCTTCATCGAGAAGTGCATCCGAGCCTGAACCGCAGACATAACCTTCAGGTTTCTCTCAATAAGGGCGAGCGTGGTGCCCACAGGTGCTTGAGCAGACATATCAGACACTTTCATATCTGGGGTAGCCGCAAAGCGCCGTGCCTCTTCCGAGATAATACCTAGCAACGTCAACAGAGTCTGTGAGGGCTCCTTATATGGCAGCGGCATGATATTGTCACGCAACGCACCAGACGAGACGTCCACGTCTCTAAACTCTCCCGGTGAGATGGGAGTGTCATCACCCTTAATACGCAAGCCTCGGGTCTTTAACCCACCCGGTAAATTAGACAGGGTGCCCGCATCAACTAACTGACGTGTAATGGCTGTGGCTGATTTAGCTGAGTTACCAACCAAGTGCACCAAACCAAATCCGTACGAGCCAAAGCCGGGGATGTATTGGTAGTGAACAAAATACTGGTTGGGTTGCTTGTACATGAGTTGCGCAGCCCTATTGCCTTCGGTCTTGGCGGGCACTGGATCCCAGTTACGGCGCACAGCTAGAATATCACCGGTGTCTTTTAGTATTGTGACTACATAAGGTAAGGGAATATCATTACTTTCGCCGTCATCATCTGTTTGCTCGTAGCCGGGAATAACTAGCTCGACGTGCATCTCAAGCAACAGGTGGCGGTCATCGTAAGTCGCCGAGAACCCAGACTCTCTATCTTTAGCCGCTTGGACAGAGTCAATTTGTAGCGTAGGCGCATCATTGATATCAATATCATCTCGGTAGAACCCAGATTCTTGTAGCTTTAGAAGCTCATTGGTGGTTTTACGCATACGGTGTGTGATTCGCTCACACATAGACACATCAGATACGCCGTACGGCAACACAACATCTTCAGCCGGTACAAATATAGATACTTGACGCCCAATGGTGGGGTCGTAATAGACCTTCTTAAACGCCGAACCCGCAATAGGTAGGCTCCACAGCATTTTCTCGTGCTCTGACCGATACTCACGCATGACCTCGGTTAACTGGTAATTCATATCCGCACGGACACGGTCTGCGGCTTGGGTCTTCTTGCGATCAGACTTACCTATAATCTTTGTGCGTACCGGTCCGCTGGCTGGAAAGGTTTCCATAATAGCTTCTGCTTGAAATCGCACTGCGGCTTCAGCAATCATCGGGTGGTGTACACCGCAAGCCCCCTCCCACGGTTCGGTACGCTCTTCATACTTCAGGCCCAGCAGTTTAATACCTTCGGTATATGTTTCTTCCCAATCTTTACGCGAAGATATATCGTTTTCATAATCACGGCACAGGTCACCTGCCATCTCGGCTAATATACCGTCGCTTAACTCCTCGGCTAAGTTGGTGTCGTGGTCGCCTTTAGAATCATCTTCGGGGATAATCGTGATCTCAACTGAGCCGTCGTCTAGCGTGACCATTTCGGGGTCGACAATTTCAATTTCTAAATCGGGTTCGAGCCCCTCAGACTCAGCTTCCATTCCCATCGGTGCCGCATATAAACCTTTCTCAATAGCCATGGTATGTCCTTAAATTAATAATACGCAGCCCTTCTGGGCGCCAAAATCTCATCTCGTTCGTCGGAATCTAGGCGGATAAACCCACCATTTCTAAACCTAGTTAGTGCCATACTCGTGCAGTCGACCATATCGTCATTACCCGCATTAGGAAATGCTGCAACTTGCTCTATTACCTCGTCTGCCCATCGTTTTCCGGCCGGATACCAAACCATACCAGATCTTACAATATCTGAAACGGCGTTTAACCTTGCTATTTTATCGCCTGTACCCCTGTGTGGGGTGAATTCGGACACGGGAATGCCCATTCTACGTAGTTCTTGGAACAAAGGTGTTCCACTTGACTTCTTTTCCACAATAAACGAGTCCGGCGTCCAGTCCTGATATTCTCTGAGCGCTAATTCCTTTAACTCATGGAACTCAACACGCACATTTATAGCATTTAACAGGATAATATGGCTGTTACCGTTAGTTAAATGGTCATCACTGAACACCCCCCACGTTAAAAGCGCCGTGTAATCGGACCTGTTGTTTGTTTCCGCTGCAGCGTCGAGTGTCATGATTATATATTCACATGGGGGCGGGTCCGACGACTCCCAAGCTTGCCACCACTCCCGCCGAATGATGGCGCCTTCTTCGGATGTTGGGTTCTGTTGGTATTGAGCGTTCCACTTAGAGACGGGAAGTTCATCTTTAAGCGCTGTTAATAAGTCTAGGCTCCAGTATTCGGGCCACAAAGGATTGCCAGAAGGGAGAATTGCTGGGAACTCAATCACTTCCCACTTCTCACCATCGCGGTCTATCATGCTTTGCAGTACTTTGCCAACAAGATCCTTTTTTGACCATCTTGTCATAACAATTATAATAGCCCCGTTAGGCTGGAGTCGCTGTCTAGGGCCAGAGGTGTACCACTCAAAAACGCTATCAAACACTTCCGGATTTGTGGCTGCTAATCTTGCTTCTTGTTCCGAGTGTGGGTCGTCAATAATAGCCAGATCCGCGCCCTTACCGGTCATGGTTCCGCCCACGCCGATAGCAAAGTACTCTCCACCGTGGTTGGTAGACCAACGCCCCGCCGCCTTAGAATCCGACCGCAAGGAAACGTTCGGAAATACTTGGGCATATTGTTCCGAGCCCACAAGGTTACGCACCTTACGACCAAATCCCACTGCCAATTCCGCCGTATTAGAGGCTTGGATGACTTTCTTCTCGGGATACTTGCCCAGAAACCAAGAGGGCAATAAATAAGAAGCGAACTCCGACTTAGTATGCCTAGGCGCCAAACAGATAATGAGCCTCTTTAGTTTTCCGTCAGCGATTTCTTGGAACTTCTGAGCCATAACCTTATGATGCCGCCCAGCCACAAATCCGGGCCACATCTCTTTGACATAGACCATAAAGTCCTTCTGAGACTTCTCACGCTTAATACTAGCCTCATACTCGGCAAGCATCTTTAAGAACCCCTCCTGCTCGTGATAAGGGAGCTTCTCTATGGCCTGAGCGATTTCATCTAGCCTCACTCTATATTCCTCAGCTTAAGATAAATCGGCCTTACGCTTCGAGCCCGCCCCTTCGTCCTACGGCAGACCCCTATCTCACATAGCTTATTCATTATCCTATGCACATTAGCTCTACTCTTATCCCCAGTAATACTCATTACATCATCTATAGATGGACCAAACCCAAACCG